ATGGGGGAATACGCTGATTCCACAAAAGAGGTCATGCCGTCGGCCGCGGAAGCCTATCTGGTTTCTCGTTTCGAGGAGCGACGTGAGGTTTCGCCGTTGCTCGACAAGATGCCATGGTACGCAGCCGCACGGACGTGCGAGGCGGTAGGGGCTGCGGCGTTGTTCGGTCCTGCCGTCGCGCTCGGGAACTTAACGCTGAGCGAACAGAGGGAGGCGGCCGATACTGGCTTTCAGATCATCGACGGAGGCGAGCCGGTCGTGTTGCGCTTCCTCGATGAACTCATGCGCAAGCATTACACCCGCGGAGGGCTCCATGAGGGCCCTGGGGCCATGTACGGCATACTGAATCACCTCCTCACGCGCCCTGGCGTCGATCCAGGCTACGCGCCACTGCGGGATCTTGTGTTCAAACATGCGCTCGACGTCGTGCCCTTCGGACCGGGCGATGTCGTCGTCGGACTCCCGGTAGTCCGCCGTCGTACCCACTCGTTACCAACCGCCGCTGCTGAGGCTGGACAGCATCCCAATCGCCTTCGCAAGATTCTGGTCGCCGAGGGGGTCATTCCCTCAGATGCCCCGCGCCGGAATGCGGATGTGATCTTCGATGCTGCCATCGCAGCACCGGTTCTGGGACGCGCCACAAAGCTCTTTAGTCTCCGCACGATGGCGGAGTATCTTCATACGACTTACTCCTACGCAATCATGCTGACGACGAACGGCTTCATCGAGCCCTTCAAGAGCGACATGGTCGAAGAGAAGGTTATCCGGGCCCGGTACGCGAAGGCCGATGTCGACGCCTTCATGGTCAAGCTCTCCGAGGGGGGTGTCATCCGTCCACGGCCGGAACGGCCATTCATGGACATCCCTCGTGCGACCAAACGCAGTTACTGCCCAACGCCAGATATCATCAGAATGATCCTGAATCGCCAGCTTTGCTGGGTCGGCGTGGATCCCGACAAGGCCGGCTTCCACGCGATTCTGGTCAACGCCGATGAAATCCTCGAGCGAGTTCGCGGTCCAGACCACAACGGCTACACCACACAGGCCCTCCGGATCCGATTGGGGGTGCATCAGCGGGTGGTCGACGGGCTCCTTGCCCGCGGATACCTTCCTCGAGTTGCAGCGATCAATCCTGTGAACCGGTGCCCAAACCTGATCGTCCTACCGGACGTAGTCGACACCTTCGAGCGAACCTACGTCTCCCTTTGCGAGCTCGCCGCTCAATGGGAAACGAACGCGTTCAAGCTCAAGAAAGATCTCGATCGCCGCGGTGTAGAACCGGCGATACGAAGAGACCAAGTTGGTGCAACTTTCTACCTAAGAAAAACGCTCCTCTAGGCTTTTATACAAATACCGGAACCCAAGCCTTGGCGCGAGCCAAGGCATTTTCTTTGGAGTGGAGTCAGATACCGATTTTAAAAGGGCCTACTTTATGCTCGGATAAGAGCCAACTTATGGTCTTAAATCTGACCGCAAAAGGCCAAGGCGAAAAATAAAAACGTGAGATATCAATGCGATAGGCCTGCCATCTGGACAAACTATGGTGTTCGTCACGCCCTTGGCAAGCAAGCATCTGAAATCCCTTACAATTTGATGGTTCGCGTTGTCCTGACCATGGGTTAGCGTGTATCATCCTGCGCAACGCTCTGTGTAACGTGGCGCAGCGGGATGGCGGATTATCTGACCAACCGGGACGGCATCTGGTACCTCGTGCGGCGCGTGCCGGACACCGTCGCGGCGTTCGATCGGCGCGTGATCGTGCGCCAGACCACGAAGGTCCGCGTCGCCGACGATCCGCGGGGCGCCAAGGCGCGGCGAGTAGTCGATGCGCTCAACGCCGACCTCGAGACCTATTGGCACGGGCTGCTCGCCGGCCAGTCGCAGGATGCGCAGGAGCGGTACGACGCGGCGCGCAAGCGGGCCCGCGGCTTCGGCTTCGATTACCGCCTGGCGCCGAGCCTCGCCGAGCTGCCGGACGACGAGCTGCTCGCGCGCATCCGCACCATCATGGCCCAGCCCCGCACTGCCGAGGCCGCCGCCGTTGCGGCCGTGCTCGGGGGCGAGGCGCCGGCCCCGCTGCGGCTCTCGACGCTGTTTGCCGAGTTCGAGCGCCTCTCGGCCGCCGCCAACCGCGACCTCTCCCCGGACCAGCTGCGCAAGTGGCGCAATCCGAAGCTGCGGGCCATCGCCAACCTCGTCGACGTCATCGGCGACCGGCCGCTGGAGGAGGTGACCCGGGCGCAGGCCCTCGATTTCCGCGACTGGTGGCAGAAGCGGGTCCTGGCCGAGGGGATCGAGATCGCCACCGCCAACAAGGATTTCGGCCACCTCAACACCATGTTCAAGGCCATCGAGCGGGCGCACCGGCTCGGCCTCGGGCCGGTCTTCGGCGAGATGCGGATCGGCGGCGAGGTGCAGGGCCAGCGCACCGCCTTCCCGGCCGCCTGGGTGCAGGACCGGCTCCTGGCCGAGGACGCCCTCGACGGGCTCAACGACGAGGCCCGCCGCCTGATCTACCTGATCGCCGAAACCGGCCTGCGGCTCTCCGAAGCCGCGAACCTGACGGCGGCGACGATCCGCCTGGACGATCCGGTGCCGCATGTCCGCGTGCGTCCGGACAGCCGGCGGATGAAGACCGAGCAATCGGCACGGGACATTCCCCTGGTCGGGGTGGCCCTGCTGGCGATGCGGGCGCAGCCGGACGGGTTTCCGCGCTACCGCGACAAGGCTCCCCAGCTCTCGGCCCTGGTCAACAAGGTGCTGCGCGGGCGCGACCTGCTGCCGGGCCCGGGCTACAGCCTCTATTCGCTGCGCCACACTTTCGAGGACCGGCTCACCGCCGTCGAGGCGCCCGAGAAGGTGATGGCGGCGCTGATGGGTCACAAGTACCACCGGCCGCGCTACGGCACCGGGCCGAGCCTCGCGCAGAAGCAGGAATGGCTTCAGCGGATCGCCTTCAGGTCGCCGTCGCGGGTGTAGGTCTCCAGGATGCGCCGGGCGCGGTCGCGGGGCCGCTCGGCATGCAGGGCGGCCTCGTAGCGGCGCTCGACCTCCTCGAGGACCGGGGCGTAGACGTCGCCGTAGCTCTCGACCACCGAGGCCATGAAGACCAGGGCCTCGCGCCAATGCTCCGCCGTGATCGGGTCGGGCACCAGGTCGCGCCAGCGCGCGGATGGCATGTGGGCCGGGCGCCGCCTAGGCACGAGCTGCCTCCCCCACCCTCATGGGCGAGCCTCGGAATGCGGCTCCGCGGCGGGCCGAATGAAGGCGAGGAGCGCGTGCCGTCGCTCCTCCGGCATCGCCGCATAGAGATGCAGCAGCTCAAGGGCGCCGGGGGCGCCGAGAAGCTGCCCGATCCGGTCCTCGCCCTGCGCGTCCGGGTCGCCGTAGAGGCGCGTCACCGGCACCTCGAGCTTGGTGGCGATGATCGCCAGCGCGGCGCTGCTGATCCGGTTCGTCCCCTTCTCGTACTTCTGCACCTGCTGGAAGGTGACGCCGACCGCCTGGCCGAGCTCGGTCTGGGAGAGGCCCTTCGCCTTGCGGAAGGCGGCGACGCGGGCGCCGACCAGCACATCCATGGGCGTGACGCGCCGGGCGTCGGGATTGCGCCGGATCACGGCCGCCGCCCGGGCAGCGTGACGAGGGCGGCGATTGCGAAGACGAGGCTGGCCGGATCGACGCGGCAGGGCAGCACCTCGCCCTCGAACCGCACCCGCAGCTGCGCGCCGAGGCCCGGCACCGCCGGGGCGATGCGGCCGAGCCGGCCGGTCGGGGTGTGGCGGACCCGGGCGCCGACGACGGAAGGGGCGCCGGGGTGGGTCTGCCGGACGAGGTCGTAGCTCACGGCCGCTCCCTCCCGCTGGCGGGGTGCGCCGCCACATCCGCCAGATGGCTGAGGCGCTGCGCGATCGCTCTGCGCTCCGGGCCGAGCTGGTCGGTGGCGATGAGCCCGGCGAGGGTGTCGAGGGCGGCGTGCGCCGCGTCCCGCGCCTCCTCGTGGACGGAGCGCTCGCGGCCGGGGCCGAGGGCCAGGAGCACGAAGGGCGGCTTGCCGCTCGGGCCGCGCAGGGCGGCCATGGCTTTCACGAGTGCGCCGGCGCTGCAGAACGGCAGGGCGATCTGGGCGTAGATCAACTCGTTGGGTTCGCCGATCTGGAGATCGGCAAACACGCCGGAAACTCCGAGATGCGCTGGCGAGGAGCGTGGCGGGGGAGCTGGAGAGCGCGTCATGATGGCGTGTCCACCGATGGAGCGCGCAAGATCCACCCATATTGGGCGGAAGGTCAATCCCATTCTGGGTGGTTTTAGCTGATTGGCTGGAAGCGATCAGCCGAACGCCCTCGCCCCACGCGCGACGGCTCCTTCGTCCTACCTAGGCTTGATCCACTCGATCTTCGAGGACCAAAGGATCGTCACCCCACGCCGCGGCTCGTGCCCGAGCGATACGATATCGTATGTTCCACGCTCGCGGCCGTGATACGCGCGTCTGATCACAACTTCCGCCGGGGACAACGCGATCACGCAGAGATCGCCGACCCACTCGTCCGGCAGCCCTTCATGCCGCTGGCCGTGGTAAACATACCATCTTTCCTCTGCGACACCTGGCAATGCGTCACCATCCGCAACCAACAATGCCACCGTATCCAAGCTGGCATCGAAGGGGGAAGGGGCAACCGCGCGCTTTGATGCGTCTTCGCCAAAAAGTTTTACGACGCCTCCACGGAGAACCTCCCCCACTACGTAGGTTTCTACGCGAGAGCTAATCACCTCACTCTCGGGCACCTGATATATCTGGGCGGCCCGGCTGATACGCTCCAGGGTGAGTCGACGATCGCCGTTCTCGATCTTCTCGTACCCGCTCTTGGATAGGCCCATGGCGTTCGCGGCGGCTTCTACCGTCCAGCCGCGGCGCTCTCGTAGTGTCTTGAGGTTGTTGCCCATGGGTCGAACCATGGTGCAGGCGCGAACCGTCGTCCCCTCCCAATTCGTGATCTGGTCGCTTGACATATCCGCCCAAAATGGGTGGTTATGGTTAAGGCAGGTGACCATGAAGCTTGCAGATTGGATGCGTCGCGAGGGCTTGAGCCTTCAGCAGGTTGCGGATGGCGTGAGCGCGCGCCTTCCAAGGGGTCAGACATGCTCGATCCACGCTGTCGATAAGTGGAGAGGCGGCAGCCGCATCCCGCGTCCGGCGCGTATGCGAGCACTCAACGAGCTGTCGAAAGGCGCGGTCACAGCCAATGACTTCGCTGAGGCTGCCGCGCGTCGCCTTTCGGAACCGATGCTTGGTGCCAGGGACTGAGATGTCCGACTCCCTCACCTGCCTCGAACTGCACGCCGCCATTCTCGGCGTGGCGGCTTGCCAGAAGGTCCGCCGGGTCGCTGCGGCGGCCGTCGGCGGTGCGGTCGCCCGCGCCACCGCGGTTCCGGCCGGGATCGTGGAGTGCCTGCCCGATCTCCCGGCCTTCCTCGCTTCTCTCTCCCCCCATGGCGCCTCCCCGCCTGCCGGACCCGATCCGGATGCGGCCTCGACGCAGACAGCGTCGGAGATCGCCGTGGGACATTCTTCCGAAAGCAAAGGCCAAACCTGGCCGCAAAGCTGGTCGCTCTGGGAGCGCCAGATCGACGCCGCCGGCATGGTGCGCTGGCTCAAGGCCCGCTACCCGGCCAAGACGGCGGCCTGCGTCGCCGCCGACCTGAACGTGCCGCTCGACACCGTGACCAAATGGCTGGCGCGGGAGAATTTGCCGAACGGGCGCACGCTGGTCCTGATGATCTGCGTCTACGGCCCGGAATTCCTGGCGGCACTCCTGCGCGACCCGCCGGACTGGCTGGACCTGGCGGCCAACGAGGCGGACCAGGCGCGCCTGATGGCGCAGCTCGCCACCCTGCGGGCCGAGCTGGACCGGCGCGAGGCGGAGGCGCCGCGGCGCGGCTGGTGGTTCGGCCGGGCGGCGGAGGGCGCGCCGTGACCCGGCCTCCGCATGATGGCTGGCGCCGGATCGGCTTCGCGCTCCTCGGGGCCTGGCTGGTGAAGGCCGGCGCCCTTGCGGCCGCGGCGGCGAAGGCCTGCAACCAGGCGGCCCGCCGTCCGCCGGAGGGCCGGCGCTGATGGCCCCGCGCCGGCCCGCCTCCCCGTCGATCATCGTGACCTGCCTGTGCGGCGCCCTGGCGACCGTCCGGAGCGAGGCCGGGCGCTGGTTCTGCGCCGATCACGTGCCGCGGCGTGACACGCCGCCGGACACTCGCCCGTCCAAAGCCCCGGCGCGCCGCGAGCCGGCGCAACGCGACCTGTTCCGGCCATGACCGTGCGGTGCGGCCTCTCCCGCACGGCTCGCACCCGGACTCCGACTCCCTTCCGGTCTCCCCTGCGCCCGCCTGATCGCCCAGGTGGCGGCCGAGCCCGTGCGCTCCGCCTGCCACCCATCCGCGGCCCGCCCCTGCCCGACCCTCCCCGCTCTTCCTGACCGTGCCCGTGCCGCGCCTCCCTTCGGGGAGCGCGCGGGCGTGCGCCCCCGTCCCGCCGCGGCGCGAGCCGTTTCGGCGCAGGGCGGAGCCTTGCCGGAAGAGCCCTCCCCCGATTCGCCGCCCGTCCGCTGCGCGCCCCTGCTCGCGCGGCGTCGGGTCTTTGCGCGCCCGGATCCGGACAGGATTCGCGGCGCAACGCTCCCCCTTTGCCGGTTTCCCGCCATGAGCGTGCAGGCTATCGCCTACGTCATTTCCCAGCGCATCGAGGATGCCGGCGCCAAGCTGGTGGCGATGGTGCTCGCCAACTACGTCGACGCCCGCACCGGCCTCGCCTTCCCGACGATCCGGTCGCTGGCCGAGGATGCGAGCCAGAGCGAGCGCACGGTGCAGCGCAAGCTCAAGGAGCTGTCCGACCTCGGGCTGATCACGATCCGCAAGGGGATGTGCCCGCGGACCGGGCGGCAGCGGGCCAACCACTACCTGCTGCACCTGCCGGGTGTGGTGCCGCCGAGGGGTGACACGGGTGCCGCCTCGCCGCCCGAGGCACCCGCGAGGGGTGACAGCGTGACACCCCACGATCCGGATGAGGGGTGTCAGCCTGTCACCGGGGAGGGTGACAGCGTTGTCACCCCCGAGGGTGACACTGCTGTCACCCCTCTAAAGGAATCCGTCATAGGAACCGTCAGAAGGGGAACCCCCCAACCCCCCGTGACCGGGGGGCCTGCGGACGGGCCGAATCCGATTTCGGGGAAAGACCCGCCGTCGGCCGAGGCGGATCGCTTCCCCGCCCTGCTCGCCGCCTACCCGGAGCGCGGCCGGGCCTGGGCGAACCAGGCCGAGGCGCGGCGGCTGTTCGCGGCGTTGAGCCCAGCCGAGCAGGCCCAGGCGATCGCCGCGGCCGGCGCCTATGCGGCGCATTGCCGGGCGCATCCGGCCGGGACCCCGAAATACCTGCATTCCTGGTTGCGCAATGGGGTGTTTCGCAACCACGCGCCGGTTGCGCCCTCCCCGGTTGCGACGGTGTCACGGTCGGTGTTCGTGCCGGTGGGCTCGCCGGGCTGGGAGGCCTGGAGCCGCCACCTGCGCCAGCACGGCCGGCCGGTGCCGGCGCCGGTGCGCTCGGATACGGCGAAGGCTGAGGGGTGGTGGTTTCCGGCGGCGGTGCCGCCGGAGGTGCGGGTGTGAAGGGGATGCGTGGCGGGAGCTTCTACCTTCCCGTCGGGCTGTTTCCTGGGCCCATGATTTTATGGGTACGCAAGAAACCGTGCTACCAAAGAAGCGTCGCGGTCCGGCCCCTAATGGGCAGGGCACGCCTGTGCAGGTCCGCCTGCAACCGGAGCAGCTCGCGCCCCTCGATGCCTGGATCGCAGGACGACCCAACCCGACGCCGTCACGACGAGAGGCCATCCGATACGCCGTGATGGACTGGTTTAGAGAGCAAGGGTATGTGCGACATCAGGAGGAGTCGGAGGAGTCGGAGGGGTCGAACGGTATATCATGACGCAAATAAAATCAGATCATTTGAAGGGTCATATTATGACGGAGCGTTCGATCGCTCTAGTTGATGATTTGCGAAAGCTTCCTGCCGAGACTACATGGGTTGAATTCAAAGAAAATAATATCGATCCAAATGCAATGGGTGTTCGGATTTCGGCGCTATCTAACAGCGCACGATTGGCTGACAAGCACATGGCATACATGTTGTGGGGAATTGCTGATGACTCGCATGACGTCGTTGGCGCACAATTTGAACCAAGCAAAGAGGCTCATCAGCGCCAGCCTCTGGAATTTTGGCTCGCGCAGAGAATTCGTCCGAGTGTTGATTTTCAATTTAAATCTATAGAGCACCCGCAAGGGCGTGTCGTCGTTCTTGAAATCCCTGCCGCAACGACGGCCCCCGTCGAATTTGATAGAACAGCTTATATTCGCATCGGAAGTGCCACCCCGAGACTTGCCGATCATTCTGATAAACAGAAGGCGCTTTGGACGAAGCTCCAGCCGTTTGCCTGGGAAGGCGGTATTGCGGCCGAGTATGTTAGTAGTGACCAAGTTTTAGATCTGATTGATTATCCGTCGTATTTCGATCTGACCAAATTTCCTTTGCCGGATAATAGAGCGGGAATATTCGATCGGCTTGCGCATGACAAGCTTATAGCCGCTGACGTCGGCGGAAATTGGAACATTTTGAACCTGGGCGCGATATTGTTCGCAAAAGATTTAAGCCAATTTGAGCGCCTTGGCCGTAAGGCCGTGCGTGTTGTTGTCTACAATGGCAACAGCAGAGCAGACGCCATTACCAATAGAAGGGACGGGCAGCTTGGATATGCAAATGGATTTAAGGGTATAATATCTTATATCTCAGGATTATTGCCAAAAAATGAGTATATTGGGCAAGCATTCCGAGAAGAAAGAGCAATGTATCCTGATATCGCCATACGAGAGCTTGTCGCAAACGCTCTAATCCATCAAGATCTCACGATTACTGGCGCCGGACCTACGGTAGAAATATTTACAGACCGCATTGAGATAACGAATCCTGGAATTCCTCTCATAGAGCCTATAAGATTTATAGATCTTCCGCCGCGGTCAAGAAATGAAGCCCTGGCATCCCTCATGCGCCGGATGCGGATTTGTGAAAAGCAGGGGAGCGGCGTCGACAAAGTTATAAATGCAGCAGAAATATTCCAGCTGCCACCGCCTGATTTTCGTATTGACGGAGATAATACGAAGGTAATTCTTTATGCCCATAGATCGTTTGCCGAAATGACTGGAGCGGAAAGAATTCGAGCGTGCTATCAACATGCTGCACTTAAGTTTTTAACTGGCGGCAAGCTGACTAATAGTTCGTTGAGAGAGCGGCTTGGTATCGCGGATCAGAATGCGGCTCAAGTGTCGCGAATTATCCGTGAAGCGGCTAGGGAGGGGCTCATCAAGCTCTCGGACCCTGACAGCCCGCGCGCTGGATATGTCCCATTTTGGGCTTGATCCGGTTTTGATCCGGTTTTGATTTCTGACCGGCCAAGCTGGTGCGCGATGCAGAAAAATCATTATATAACAATCGCTTATGCCGATGTGACGGTAAATTCGTTCTTGATCCTGTTTTGACTCTCAAGGGCGCGGGGCGGGCTCTGTGGGTCCGCTAGGCAGTCCGTTTAAACGGCACCGAGGGAGCGCTCTCGCTTGGTGGCGATAGTGGCGTTTCAGCACCAGGGCGGACGAGTTCACGGCAACCTGCCAGTCTGCCTGCCACCCAATCCGCCGCCGCAACCAATACCGCAGGTGCATGTACCGGCTGGTGATCGTCCCACCAGTATGCCCGAGCATTGGTCCATGGGGACAGCGTGGTCACGGAGGCGAACTCGCCTGCCGGTCGGCTTGGTACGCATGTTATTGAACCTTCGGTGTGATGGCGCGCTGGGTCGACTAGACCCGGGTCGCCCGTGCGGGTTGTTGAGTGCGCTCCCGCCTACATCCTCGCTGGTGCTCGCCGCCTGACCCATGCCCGCCCCTACTCCCCACATCATCGGCGCGATCGACGTCACTCCCCTCACCCCCGATGAGGTGAAGCTGTGGCTGGTCTACACCGAGCGAGGGGCCGCGACCGATCACCAAGCACGAGTGGCGATCCACAGCACCAACAAGGCGATCCGCTGGCCCGATCTCTACATCAAGGATTACGAGACGCGGCAGTATCTCAAGGCCTGGATCTATTGCGAGGCCCATGCCGAGAGCTTCCGGCAGGTGTGCCATCACCGCCGGGGATGGTCGTATCGCACGGGGTTGCGGCGCGTCGTGGAGGCCATCGAGACGATCACGGTGATGCTCAACTTCGAGCGGGCCGCCGCCGGAGGGGCGGCTTTGGTGCGGGATGGGGGGCTGGCGCCCGTCCGGGTGGAGCCGTCGCCCTGATCCAGTCTGCGACCGCGTGGCGCATTGCCCGTGTCACGGCGGGACATGACGCAGGTGTTGCCCGTTTGTTTCAAGGGGTGGACACCGATGGACTCCGCCGACCGCCTCATCCTCCGGACGCCGCTCTACGCGGCCCGGGATCGCTACGATGGCGGCCGGGCGGTGACGCCGGGCGGTCTGGCTCGGCCGCTTCCGTCGGAGGGCGTGCGCTCCGCCGTCGCCGCCGTCGCGGATCCCTGGCCGGATCCGGCGTGCGATCCCCTCGCCGAGCCCGAGCGGGTCCACGTCACGGTCAACCGCTGCACCGATCTCCTGGAGCGCGAGGCCAGCCACGGCCGGATCAGCCGGGAGGCCTACCTCGTCGGGCGCGTCATCGCCGAGGTGTTCGAGCGCCGGGCCGGCCCGCGCGGCTCGGGCTCGCCGGAGGGCGGCAACCGGGTCGACCACACCGTGGCGCACGAGCTGGCGATCCTGCTCGCCATCGATGACGGCCGGCTGGTCGAGGGGCTGCTGGACAAGCTGCGCGAAGCGATCGGCACGGTGGGGACGCGGTTCCTGCACCAGGTCCTGGCCGAGGGGCGGGATTTCGCCGGCCTCGCCCGCGGGCTCGGCCGCGGCGACGGGCGGGCGGCGGTGGCCGGGGTGGCGCAGCGGTTTCGCGATCTCCTCGAGGACGTGGCGGCGGACTGGCTGGCGCAGCAATCGGGCCAGGGGCGCGAGACGGGCCGGATCGTCGGCTCACCCGCGGCGCCGGCCGCGCCGGGCGAGGCCACGGATGCGGCGGGGTGCCTGGTGCCGGCAGGACAGGCTTACGCGGTCGGCGCCGACCCGGACGGGGCGCTGCGCTGGCAGCCGGCCTGGAAGCGGCAGGCGGCGGAGCGGCAGGCGCAGGCGGCGCTCGCTCGCAGGCGGGGTGCGCGGCGGTGATAGAGCCGAGCCTGACCGGCTGGACTTCGTAGCGCGCGACGGAGAATGGGCGCCTCGGCCCGGACGGTGCGGATTGCCTTCCTGGCCCGCCGCCGCACCTCTTCACCTCATGCCGATCACGCGGACCGACCTCACCGACCTCGCCAGCTTTCTCGCCATCGCGCGCCATCGCAGCTTCCGGCGTGCGGGCCTGGAACTCGGCGTCAGCGCCTCCGCGCTGAGCCATGCCCTTCGGCAGATGGAGGCCCGGTTCGGGGTTCGCCTGATCAACCGCACCAGCCGGAGCGTGACCCTGACCTCGGCCGGCGAAGACCTTCTCGCCGTGCTGGACGCGCCCTTCCTGGCGATCGGCTCCGCGCTCGACGTGCTCAACCGGCACCGGGAGCCGGGCGACGCCGCCGGGCGGATACGCCTTAACGTGCTCGAACATGCGAGCACGCTCCTGCTCGCCCCGGTCCTCCCCCTCTTCCACGCCCGCCATCCGCGGGTCGAGATCGACGTCCGGGTGTCCAACGCCCTGCTCGACGTGGTGGAGGCAGGGGCCGATGCGGGCATCCGGTACGGCGGCACCGTGCCCCAGGACATGATCGCGCAACGCCTGTCGGCCGACCTGCGCTGGGTCGTGGTCGGCGCGCCCGCCTACCTGGACCAGCACGGCACGCCCGACCATCCGCACGCGCTATCGGCCCATCGCTGCCTGCGTATTCGCCTCGGCGACGAGAGCCTCTACCGATGGGAGTTCGAGCGAGGCGGCGCGCCGCTCGCGCTCGACGTGCCCGGCACCGTTACGCTCGACAACACGCAGTTCGCGCTCTCCCTCGCGGCGGCAGGCGGCGGACTGGCCTATCTCCCGGAGCCCTGTGTCGCACCGTCGGTCGCCGCCGGGACGCTGCGGATCGTGCTCGCGGAATGGGCCCCGATGGGCCCCGGCTTCTATCTCTACTATCCCGGACGCCGCCAGCTGCCGACGGGCCTGCGCCTGCTCATCGACCTGATCCGCGAGGTGCGGCCTCTCGGCCAGTAGGGGCTCGTCGGCCCGGCGATGAGCCGGGCTCATCGTTCCGTTGAGGGCCGGGCGGCTGATCGGGATGGTGTGCAGCCACTACGTCGGACGGACCGGCGAGCCGACCGCTCGCCTCCAGCCCAGGCGGACGATCACCATGCCCCAGAGATCCCGGTTCAGCGGAAAGGTCGCCTTCGTCACCGGCGCCGCCAGCGGCATCGGCCGCGCGACCGCCCTCGCCTTCGCGGCCGAGGGCGCGTGCGTCGCCGTCACGGACCGGGCGGAGGCGCCGCTGGACCGGCTGCGAGCCGAGATCGAAACGGCCGGCGGCGAGGTGCTGGCGATCCGCTGCGACGTGTCCCAGCCGGAAGAGGTGGGGGGCGCAGTGGCGCGCACCGTCGCGCGGTTCGGCCGCCTCGATTGCGCCTTCAACAATGCCGGCGTCGAGAACACGGCAGCGCCCGTCCATGAGATCGCCCTCGACGAATGGGACCGGATCCTCGACATCAACCTGCGCGGGACGTTCGTGTGCATGAAGCACGAGATCGCGCAGATGCTGCGGCAGGGCGGTGGGGTCGTCGTCAACACCTCGTCCGGCGCGGGCATTCGGGGTGTCGCAGGCGGTGCGAGCTACGCTGCGTCCAAGCACGCCCTCATCGGTCTCACCCGATCCGCCGCCCTCGACTATGCGAAGGCGCATATCCGGGTGAACGCCGTCCTCCCCGGCAATATCGAGACGCCGATGATGGACCGGTTTACCGACGGCGACATCCAGAAGGCGATCGACCTGGAGCCGGTCGGGCGCCTGGGCAAGCCCGAGGAGATCGCGGAAGCCGTCCTGTGGATGAGCTCGGACCTCGGAGCCTTCGTGACCGGTGCTGCGATCTCGGTCGATGGCGGCTGGTCCCTCTGAGGGCCGAACGCAGCGCAACGGAGGAGTGAGCAGAATGGACATCAGGCGCAGCGGATCGCAGCCGTCCGGCCGGGGGCCGTCGGACTGGTTCACTGGCACCGTGCGGGTCGACCCGCTCTTCACGGCGCCGGACCCGGCGCGGGTCGCCGGGGCGCACGTGACCTTCGAGCCCGGCGCCCGGACGGCCTGGCATACCCACCCGCTCGGCCAGACCCTGATCGTCACCTTCGGCCGGGACCTGGTGCAGCGCGCGGGCGGCCCGATCGAGGAAATCTCGGCCGGTGACGTCGTCTGGTTCGAGCCGGGGGAAAAGCACTGGCACGGCGCGACGGCGACGACGGCCCTGGCGCATATCGCGATCCAGGAGCGGCTGGACGGCATCGCGGTGACGTGGCTGGAGCCCGTCACGGACGAGCAGTACCGAGGCGCCTGAGCCGTTCCCGGTGGCAAGGCGGTCGACAGGCTTGCACTGCCGCAGTGAACGCGGCATCATGCCCAGGTTCGAAGACATGCGCCCGCAGGCTGACCGCCTGGCGGGCGTTTTGCGTTTCTGGAGGTGGTTGTGCTCGATCCCCGCGTGGAGGCGCAGCAGCTCACCACCTTCGCCGATCGCCTCGCCCGCCTCGCGCCCTGCCACCGCGATCCCGAGCGGTTCCACGCCGAGAAGCACGCCCTGGTCGGTGACCTGCGCCGGGCCGCCCGCGAGCTGGAGTTGCTCGCCCGCTCGCAAGCCGCGCTCGGGGCCTCGGGCGGGCCGGCGCCGCGGGGGCCGATCCGCCTCGGCGTGGTGCGGATGGATGGGCGTGTGGTGCCGGTCGAGGCCCGTCGCCGCCGGCTCATGAGGCCGCGATAATGCATACTCAAGAGTATCGGTTTGTGGCGTGGCGCCACAATTCTGATATCCGATAAAACTCAATTATATCAGAGGCTTGATGGCGTCGGTCGGCTCCCGGCGCGTCGGCCGGCTGCGTGCGCGCACCAAGGCCGCGGCCGCGGCGCAGGCCGAGACCACCATACGGGCGGTTGCATACGCGCGGGTCTCGACCGAGGAGCAGGCGACCAGCGGCCACGGCCTCGAGGGGCAGGACAAGGCGGTCCGCGCCTTCGCCCTGTCGCAGGGCTACGAGCTGGTCGCGGTCATCGCCGATCCGGGCGTCTCGGGCGCCACGCGGCCCTCCGAGCGGCCGGGCTTCGGCGAGGTCCTGGCCCTTGCCGAGGCCCGGGCCTTCGCGGTGCTGCTGGTCTACCGCTTCGACCGGCTCGCCCGCGAGATCCGCTACGCGGTCACCACCGTGTCCGAGCTGGCCGAGCGCTACGGCGTGGTGATCCGCTCCGTCACCGAGCCGATCGACACCGCGACCCCGATGGGCCGCACCCTCTTCGCCATCCTCGCCGGCATGGCCGAGTCGGAGCGCTACGCCATCCGCGACCGCACCGCCGGCGGGCGCGCCGCCAAGGCCGGCCGGGGCGGCTATGCCGGCGGGCGGGTGCCGTTCGGCTACCGGCGCGACGGCGAGGGACAGCTCCAGGTCGACCCGGCGCAGGCCCGGATCGTCCGGCGGATCTTTCGCAAGCGGGCCCGCGGACTGACGCAGGCCGCGATCGCCGCGGGACTGAACGCCGACGGCGTGCCCGGCCCGAGCGGCGGGCGCTGGCACCAGGCGCGGGTCGGCTACCTGCTCGACAACCCGAAGTATCGCGGCCTGTCGGAATACCTGTTTCGCTGGTCGGGGCAGGAGCAGCACGTGCTCTGCCCCGGCGCCCATGCGGCGATCATCACCGAGCGCGCGAATGAAGGGCCCGCCGATCCATGACGTCTGCTCTGCGGGCGCGCTGATGTGCGCCGACGATCCCGCCGCATTGCTGCGCCGGCGCGCCCTGCCCTGCCTGTGCCCGCGCCAGCACGACGCCCTCGATGCGCATGGCCGGCCGATCCCCGGCAGCGGCCAGACCGCCCGGACGGTCGGCGCCTCCCTCACCCGCGGCCGCCTGCGCGAGCGGGTGGCCTGCACCGCCTGCCCTCGCACCTGGACCCGCGTGAATGGCTGAGACCTCCACCACCGCCCTCGAGGCCCGCCTCGCGCAGCTCGCCGGGCTGCGGGCCGCGCTCGACTATGCCGACAGCTTCGAGGGCTGGGCCGCGCGGGCCCGGGCGATCGACGAGGAGATGGCGCGGGTGCGGGCGGCCCTGGCGGCGTCTCGGGCTGCGCCGCCGACTGGATGATGGATCAGGTGGCGGGCTTGACCGAGAGCTTGAGGCCGAGCGCCTTCAGCACGCCCATCAGCGTCGCCAACTCCGGGTTGCCGCGCTCCGAGAGCGCCCGGTACAGGCTCTCGCGCGAGCGGCCGGTCTCCTGCGCGATCTGCGTCATGCCGCGGGCCCGGGCGATGTCGCCGATGGCGGCGGCCACCAGGGCGGGGTCCCCGTCCTCCATCACGGCCTCGATGTAGGCGGCGATCGCCGCCTCGTCGGTCAGGAACTCGGTGACGTCCCAGGGCGTGGTTTCCAGGGGCATGGCTCACTCCTCCCGTGCGAGCTGCTTGGCGGTGGCGATGTCCCGGGCCTGGCTGGACTTGTCGCCGCCGCACAGCAGGATAACGATCGTGGCGCCGCGCTGGGCGAAATAGACCCGGTAGCCCGGGCCGTGGTCGATCCGCATCTCGCTCACGCCCTCGACCTCGCCGACCGGCTTCACGTCGCCGGGATTGCCCAGGGACAACCGCCGGATGCGGGCCGTGATCCGTGCCTGCGCCTGGAGATCGCGCAGACCCTCGAACCAGGCGGCGAAGACCTTTGACTGGCGGATCGTCGGCATGGTGTTTTGTAGCTTTAAGGCTACGAACCGGCAAGGCTCGGTGGGATGTAGCCCGGTCGCTCCCGATCCCGCTCACGACGACGTCGCCTGCCGGCGGCTGGAGGGGCTGACCCATGCCGACCCGTCCGCCCCAGCACCGCCCCCGGGGGAGCCGCCCGGTCGAGGAGGCTCGCCGGGAGAGCCGCCGGACCTATGACGCGCAGCGGCGCCGCACGAGCCCCTGGCGGGCCTGGTACGGCCTCGCGGCCTGGGCGGCTGCGCGCGAGGCCCAGCTCGCCCGTGAGCCGCTCTGCGAGCGTCACCAGGCCCGCGGCGCGGTCGTCCCGGCCACGGTGGTGAACCATCGTCGCCCGCACCGGGGCGACTGGGCGCTGTTCATCGATCCGGCCAACCACGAGAGCGTCTGCAAACGTTGCCACGACCGCGAAATCCAGCGCGAGGAGCGCGCCGCCGTCCCATGAGCAACCCCACCCCCCGGGTCCAAAGTCCCAAAGCCCCCACCGCCCGGACCGGTTGTTTAATCAGGAAAATGTGCGTGCGGTTTGGAGGGGATTTCTGGGGAGGTCGGGGTGGCGGGGCGTAAGCGCAAGCCCGATGCGCTGAAGCAGCTCGCCGGCACCGCGCAGCCGTGCCGGATGAACCCAGAGACGCCGGTCGCGTCCGAGGGGGAGAGCGAGGCGCCGGACTGGCTGAGCGAGCGGGCGGCCGAGATCTTCGGCCAGCTCGCGGCGATCACCGACCGGATGCGGATCGCCTCGCCGGACGACGTGGCGATGCTGGCGCTGCTCGCCTCGCGGCTCGAGGAGATCGAGGTCTGCACCGCGGTCATCGAGGATCTGGGGCGGGTCTACCAGACGGCGAGCACCACCGGCGCCACCATGCACCGGGCCCGGCCCGAGGTCGGGATGCGCAACGAGGCGATGCGCCATGCCCAGGCGCTGCTGGCCGAGTTCGGCCTCTCGCCGGCGGCGCGGTCCAAGGTGTCGGCCACCACCCCGCCGGACGGAAACCCGTTCGCCGACCTGTGAGGAGCGATGGCGCACCCGTTCGTGGACCAGGCGAACGGCTACGCCCGGGATGTCGTCGCCGGCCGGATCCCGGCCTGCAAATGGATCCGCCTGGCCTGCCAGCGCCACCTCGACGACCTCGCCCGCCAGGACGAGCCGGGCTTCCCCTACCGGTTCGAGCCGGGGAAGGCCGAGAAGGTGTGCCGGTTCGTGCAACTCCTGCCGCACACCAAGGGCAAGTGGGCGCGCAAGGCCGAGCGCCTGCGCCTCGAGCCCTGGCAGCTGTTCATGACCGCGGTGCCGTTCGGCTGGCTGCGCAAGGCCGATGGCCTGCGCCGCTACCGCAAGCTGTTCCTGCTGATCCCGCGCAAGAACGCCAAGAGCACCTGGGCGGCCGGCATCGCGCTCTATCTGTTCGCCGCCGACGGCGAGTACGGGTCGGAGGTCTATTCCGGCGCCACCTCGGAGAAGCAGGCCTGGGAGGTGTTTCGGCCGGCCAAGCTGATGGCGCAAAAAACCCCGGCCCTGCTCTCCCACTTCGGGATCGCGGTCGGCGCCAAGAACCTGCACATCCTCGGCAACGGCTCGCGCTTCGAGCCGATGATCGGCACGCCCGGCGACGGCGCCTCGCCGTCCTGCTCGATCCACGACGAGTACCACGAGCACGCCACCGACGAGCAGGTCGACACCATGGAGACCGGCATGGGCGCCCGCGAGCAGCCCCTGCTGATCATCATCACGACGGCCGGCGACAACCTCGCCGGTCCCTGCTACGCGCTCCAGCAGGAGGCGCAGAAGGTGCTCGAGGGCGTGCTCGAGGATCCCGAGCTGTTCGCCCTGATCTACACGGTCGACCCGCAGGACGACTGGACCTCGGAAGCGGCGCTCCGCAAGGCCAACCCGAATTTCGACGTCTCGGTCTCGGGCGAGTACCTGGTGACGCGCCAGCGCGCGGCAAGGGCGAACGCCCGCAAGGCCGGGGTGTTCAAGACCAAGCACCTCAACATCTGGGTGCAGGCACGGGACGCCTTCTTCAACGTGCAGCGCTGGATCGAGAGCGCCCGGCCGGGCCTGACGCTGGCCGATTTCCGCGGCGAGCCGTGCCGGATCGGGCTCGACCTCGCCAGCAAGGTCGACATCGCGGCGGCCGAGGTGCTGTTCGAGCTGGCCCACTGCGAGGGCGCGACGGCCGCCGGCTTGCGGGCGGAGGGATACCAGTATGCCCGCTTCGGCCTCTACTTCCTGCCGGAAGCGACGATCGAGGCCGGCGAGAACGAGCATTACCGGGGCTGGCGCGACGCCGTCCCGCCCTGGCTGGTGCAGACCGACGGCGACATGATCGATTACGGTGCGATCATGGACGCGATCCTCGGGCCCGAGGGCGCGGACGGCCAGCGCCGCGGCGGGCTCGTGGGCGAGCACCAGGTCGAGGAGGTCGCCTACGACCCGCACCAGGCGACGATGCTGGTGACGGCGCTGATGGAGGCGGGCCTGCCGTGCATCGAGGTGCGACCGCTGGTGCTGAACTTCTCCGAGCCGATGAAGCAGATGGAGGCCCTGATCCGGGCGCGGGCGATCGCCCATAACGGCGACCCGGTCTTCACCTGGATGCTGTCGAACGTGGTGGCCAAGCCCGACCGCAAGGACAACGTCTACCCGACGAAGCAGCGGCCGGAGAACAAGATCGACGGACCGGTGGCGCATATGATGGCGCTGGCCCGCTGTATGGCAGGCGAGGAGGCTGGGATTGGCCGCGGGTTCGTGGAGCTGTGAGAGCTGCTTTCGACCGAGGGTGTGTGAAAACTTAGGCACGCCCCGAGATCTTAGAACAATCTTCTGCACTGCCGCTATCCAGGGAACCGGGTTGGCAATCGACTTCCGCTATGATGTCCATGCGGCCGCCGCCCGGGATGGATGAGGAGAAGATCCTTCTACGGCCTTCGTGTCTTCATACAGCCTCGACCCTGAGCGGACCCCTCTCTTCCGCGCGCTTCAATCCGCGCAAGATGGTCCTGATGCTGACGCTGAAGGTCCTCGAAGGTGATGAGGAGCGCCGCTGCTTCATCAGTCGGCAGGCCCTTCCGGCGCAGGTGAGCGATGATGGCGCGTTGCTTCGCGATGTGCCGGGCACCGTTCTCCACGTGCCGCCTGACCATATCGAGTTCGGTTTCGCCTTCGTGCATAGACCATCATAGCAGACGTACCCCGCCCGGGAAGCGTCCACCTCCCATCCATTGCTGATGCTCGCTTTCGTTCAGGTCTAACGGCTCTCACGGGATGGTAGCGGGCCGGGGTGTTCCCTCTGAAGAGACCCCGCCCGCCAGTCTCTCCGAAAGGGTGATCGGGAAGGCGAGACGACGAAGGTTTTGCATCCCATCCACTGGCGAGCAATCCTTACGGAAGGGTTAGACCATACTAAGGCGGGCCGGGGCGTTTTCTCCGTCCGGAGACCCGACCCGCCTGTGACGCCAGCCGAGCGGCTTTGGAGCGGCAGGCTGGTGTGACTGCTGGGCCAATGATCGTCTGCTAGACTGGTTCCAGGTCTCTGCGCTTTCATCCGTCATGGTTGCATCTCGCATAGTGCGAGAGGGGCCGGTGTGCCTCATGCCGGGTTTCCAGCCGTAACCGGCATCCAATCGCCGGCCTACTATCCTGACTTCCGGAGCCCCTGATGCCCTTCTGGCGCCGCTCACCCCGCGCGGCCGCCCGGCCACGCGTGGAGACCCCTGTCTCGGCCGCGACCACCGTCCTCTCCTCCGACGCGGAGGCCTGGAACGCCCTCCTCCCCGGCGGGCTCGCCGGCACGGTCTCGCCCGCCACCGCGATGCGACACGCCGCGGTCTATCGCTGCGTGTCGATCATCGCCTTCGCGGCCGCGATGCTGCCGCTCAAGACCTACCGCGAGCTGGACGACGGCGACCGCGAGCCGAGCCTCGACCACCCCGCCGCCGACCTGCTGCGCATCCGCCCCAACCCGCGGCTCAGCCGCACGCTGTGGCTGCGCACCACGCTCGCCCAGATGCTCCTGCGCGGCAACGCCGTGACCTGGATCGAGCGCAAGGCCTCCGGCGATCCCGTCGCCCTCTGGCCGATCCCGTTCGAGCGCGTGGCGGTGAGCCTCGCCGGCGACCGTCTGCGCTACCGCCTCACCCTCGACACCGGCACCGCCATCGTGGTCGACCAGGACGACGTGCTGCACGTCCCCGGCTCGGCCGAGTGGGACGGGGTCACCGCCATGACCCCGATCCGCGCCATGAGCGCCGCCGTCGGGCTCGGCATCGAGGCGGACCGGTTCGCGCAAAGCTACTTCGAGAACGACGCCGCGCCCTCGGGCTACATCTCGTATCCGCAGGTCTACAAGGGCGACAAGGACGAGCTGCGCGGCTTCTGGCGCCGCACCTTCGGCAAGTCCGGCCGCCATGCCGGCCCCGCCGTCCTCGACCAGGGCGGCACCTACAACCGCATCCCGATCTCGGCGCAGGATGCCCAGCTCCTCGACACCCGCCGGTTCCAGATCGAGGACATCGCCCGCATCTTCGGCGTGCCGCGCTTCCTGCTCGGCATGGACGAGACCAGCTGGGGCTCGGGCATCGAGGCGCTCGGCATCGGCTTCGTCACCTACACCCTCGATCCGCACCTCGTGGCGATCGAGGACGAGGTCAACCACAAGCTCTACGGCCGCGGCCGGCCGGTCCGGCCGGGGCGCACCCCGCCCCGCTTCCTCGGCGAGTTCGACCGCGACGTGCTGGTGCGCGGCAACATCGAGAGCCGGTTCAAGGCCTACCGCCTGGCGCTCGGCGGCTCGTCCGGCCCGGGCTGGATGACCCCCAACGAGGTGCGCCGCAAGCAGAACGACCGCGCCCGCCCCGACGGCGACGGCCTCGCCGCCTGGAAGGCCCCGACCACCAAGCCGGAACCCGCCGATGCACCGCCTGATCCAGCTCCTGAATAGCAACCGCGGCGCCGGCCACCGCCTGGTCCGGGCCGCCGAGGGCGAGAGCGCGACGCTCTACGTCTACGACGCGATCGGCGAGGCCTACGGGGTCGATCCGCAGGCTTTCGTGCGCGACCTCCAGGGCGTCACCGCCGGCACGCTCCACCTGCGGATCAACTCGCCGGGCGGCGACGTCTTCGGCGCCCGCGCGATGAAGACCGCCCTGGAGCAGCACCCGGCGAAGGTCGTCGCCCATGTCGACGGGCTCGCGGCTTCCGCCGCCTCGTTCCTGATGCTGGCCGCCGACGAGATCGCGATCGCGCCCGGCGCCTTCGTGATGATCCACGAGCCCTGGTCCCTGGCGCTCGGCACCGCCGACGACCTGCGCGGCTCGGCCGATCTCCTCGACAAGGTCGGGCTCGCCATCGCGGCCGATTACGTCCGGCGCACCGGCAAGCCGCAGGACGAGGTCCTGGCGCTGATGAAAGCCGAGACCTGGTTCGAGGCCGAGGAGGCGATCGCCGCCGGGCTGGCCGACCGGAAGGCCGAGACGGCGGCGATCGGCAACGCCTTCAACCTCGCCGCCTACCGCAACCCGCCCGCGGCCCTCGCCCACCGCCCGCCCGACACCTTCGCGGCAGCCGCGGCCGAGCACGGCCGCTACGCCGCGCGCCTCGCCCTCTACGAGCGCGCCGCCTGATCCGCCCTCGCCCGTCCCCTTCCCTGCCAGCCGCCCACCCGGGCGGCTTTCTCGTTTTCGGAGCCCCACCATGACGCAGTCGATCCAGGCCCTGCGCGAGGAGCGCACGGCAAAAGCCCGCGAGGCCCGCACCCTCCTCGACGCCAAGACCGGCAAGGACTGGACCCCGGAGGTGAAGGACCAGGTCGACGCGATCTACGCCGCGATCGACCGCCTGGACGAGCAGATCGAGCGGGTCGAGCGGGTGCTCACCATCGAGGACAGCCTCGAGCAGCGCGGCCGGGTGCTCTCGGAGAAGAACGGCCGCTCGGTGGACGAGAACGCCGCCACGATCCGGGCCGAGAAGGCGATCTTCTCCGCCTGGGCCCGTGGCGGGGCCGAGGCGCTGACCGACGACCAGCGCGCCCACGTCAAGGCGCGCCGTGACGAGGCGCAGCGCGTCTACGGCGCCCAGTCCGTCGGCACCGGCGCGGCCGGCGGCTACCTGGTCCCGCGCGACTTCGCCGAGACCATGCTCGAGCGCATGGCGGCCTTCGGCGGGATGCGGGCGGTCGCCACCGTGATCCAGACCGACGGCGGCAACGCGATCGACTATGCCACCGTGGACGAGACCGGCCAGGAGGGCGAGATCGTCGGCGAGAGCCTGGCGGCGAGCGGCCAGGACATCGCCTTCGGCACGGTGAGCATCGGCGCCTACAAGTACAGCTCGAAGACCGTGGTGGTGCCCCTCGAGCTGCTTCAGGACGCGCGCATCGACATCGAGCCCTACATCAACGTGGCGCTCGCCACCCGCATCGCCCGCATCACCAACCGGCACTTCACGACCGGCACCGGTGCCGGCCAGCCCCGCGGCGTGGTCACGGCGGCGGCCACCGGCAAGGCCGGGGCCGCGGGCCAGACCGCGGCGGTCACCTACGACGACCTCGTCGACCTCGAGCACGCGGTCGATCCGGCCTACCGGACCTCCGGCCGCTGGATGTTCCACGACACGACGCTCAAGGCGCTCAAGAAGCTGAAGGACGGCCAGGGCCGGCCGCTCTGGCGCCCGGGCGTCACCGGCGGCGACCCCTCCGACATCCTGGGCTACGGCTACACGGTCAACCAGCACATGGCGCCGATGGGCGCCTCGGCCCGCTCGCTGCTGTTCGGCGACTTCAAGAAGTACCTGATCCGCGACGTGATGGCTGTGACGCTGTTTCGCTTCGCCGACAGCAAGTACCTCGAGAAGGGCCAGGTGGCGTTCCTGGCCTGGTCGCGCCACGACGGCAACCTGATCGATGCCAGCAACGACGCCATCAAGGCGTTCCAGCACCCGGCGAGCTAGGCTCCTGCGTTCCTAGGGAGTTGTTTCTGGCTGCAACACAGTCGCAAGAGAGCAACTCCCGATCAGAGCTAGCTCAGGCAAGACGGTAAAGCATGCAATGCGCAGACCATGCTCCTCATTTTTGAGAAGCGTGACATCATTATCCTCCGTCTTCATCCTCTTGTGAAGCTTGAGACCAAGCATGGTCATCATGCGGTCAGGAAGCATCGCCTTGTCCATGACGGCAGAGATCACACTGCACGTCACTGCGGGCGCTGTGCCGTCGTACACGTTGAGCGAGACTTGGTGGGGTACGCCACCTGCCCAAACGCCCCAGATGGCGAGTACCGTTCTCGGGTCACCCTCATTGATACGGTAGGGAAAAGGCCCAAACAATTCAGGCCAGCCGCGAGCAGTCGCGAGTTCTCGAAGGCGCTCGAGTGATTGCCGGTGCTGAAAGCAGGTCTCATCGAAGAGCTGAACAAATCGGGATGTTGACTCCTTTGGGTCAACAACACTCGGCCGAGGGATCTCGGTCGCGAGACCCGGAGGGCTGCCGGCGAGGACCAAGAGCAGGCTCACGGTCGTCCCTTGCTTACGAAGCCAAATCCTCATCGTCACCGATTCACGACCAACGCCAGCACGCTGTAAAGCCGCGGAGGCATACTCATGCAAGTCCGGATGCTCACCGGCATGGCCGGCGACAGCTTCTCCTACCACGCCGGCGAGATCGTCACGGTGCCGGACGCGATCGGCGAGGCTTGGAAGGCGGCGGGCCTCGCCGAGGCGCCGCCCCGGGCCGAGGCGGCCGAGCGGGCGGCGAAGGACCTGCGGGCGCAGGTCCAGGACCTCACCGCGCGGCTCGCCGAGGCCGAGGCCGATCGCGACGCCCTGCGCCATCAGGTCGAGGCCCTGGCGGCGCAGCTCGCGGCCGCGGCGCCGTGATGCTCAGCTACGCCCGGCTGGTGCCGCCGGCCGGCCGCGTCGTCGGGCTCGCGCGGGCGCTCGCCCATCTCAAGCTCGAGCCCGACACCGAGGAGGCGGAGGCGGTCACGGCGGCCCTCGCCGCGGCCGAGGAGCACCTCGACGGCTGGCACGGCGTGCTGCGCCACGCCCTCCTCGCCCAGACCTGGGAGGCGACGGCGCCCGCACCGGGCCCGTGCGGGTTCGGCGCGGCGCCCGGCTTCCTCCTCGACCTGCCGCCGGTAGCGGCAGTCCTCTCGGTCGAGGCGCTGTCCGGCGGCGCCTACCTGCCGGTCGCCACCTGGCGCAGCCTGTCGCCGAACCGCCGCGGCAGCCTCGCCCTGCTGCCCTCGCCCGGCACGCGCTGGCCGACCACCGATCCGGACCCGGCGGCCTGGCGCATCCGCTTCCGTGCCGGCTACGGCACACCCGCCGACGTGCCCCAGCCGATCCAGGCGGCGATCCTGCTGATCGCCGCCGACCTGTTCGACAACCGCGGGGCCAAGCAGCTGGCCACCCTCACCGACAACCCGACCATCGCCCGTCTGCTCGCCCGCTACCAGCCCTCGGAGGCCTGACCATGGATCCGGGCCAGCTCGACAAGCGCGTCACCTTCCGGCGCCGCACCCTCGTCACCCGCGGCGGCCGTCAGGTGCCGGGCGACTATGCCGACCTGTTCCGGGCCTGGGGCGCTTGGCGCCCCCTCACCGGCCGGCGCCTGGTCGAGGCCGGGGCGGTGACGGACGGGATCGACGGCACCCTGATCGTGCGCGAGACCGCCCGCACCCGCGGCCTCACCGTGGCCGACCGGGTGACGATCGCCGGCCACGACTTCGCGATCGAGTCGGTGCCGATCGCGCATCGCTCCGGCTGGCTCTCGCTCAGCGTCTCGCGCCGCCGGGCGGCCTCGACGTGATCGCATGAGCCGTTTCGCCTCCTTCCCATTTATTGTAGTGCCATAATTCCTTGACGCGGCTAATTCTTGGCACTACGAAAAATCACATGATCGAGCCGTTCGATCCCGCGAAGCGAGACAAGACCCTGGCCGAACGCGGCCTCGATTTCGCGTCGGCCGACGAGGTGTTCGAAGGCGGGACCTACACGTTCGAGGACACGCGGCGCGATTACGGCGAGCGGCGCTTTATTACCATCGGCCGGCTGCGCGGGCGGATGGTCGTGGTGGGATGGACCGAGCGCGACGATCGGCGCAGGGTCTTCACGATGCGGAAAGCCAATGAGCGCGAGCAAAAGAAATACGCCTCCCTTCTTTGACGAGAAGACGGGACTTGTCGATCTCGCGGCGCTGGACGCTCACGGGACGCAGGCGGAGGAATACGACGACCTGCCGGATCTGTCGGAGGTCGATGTGGGAACGGCAGACCGGCACGAGGCGGGCCGCCTCGTCAGCCGCGGCCGGGGCCGTCCCAGGCTCGACAATCCGAAGCGGCAGGTGACATTGCGGCTCGACGCGGACGTGATCGAGGGCTTCCGGGCAACGGGATCGGGCTGGCAGGCCCGGATCAACGCCATTCTGCGCGAGGCCTTGGAGCAGCCCGGCCGGTGATCGGCGAGCTCGTCAGCCTCGCCCGGCTCGGCTACGCGGCCGTGTCCGGGGTCGATGCCCTGGTCACAGGCCTGACCCGGATGGGCCTGCACCTCGCCCTGCGCAGCCGCGCCCTCGACCGGCAGGCGGCCGAGGACATCGTGGAGCGCGCCCGCGCCCGCGTCCCGCAGGATACCGGGCGGCTCTTTTCCGGCATCGAGGCCACCGAGGTCGACGGCGTCTGGGGCGTGCAGGCGAGCGCGGTCAACCCGCGCGACCCGCGCGAGATGGATTACGCCTTCCTGGTCGAGCACGGCACCCGCCCCGGGATCCGCGGCGAGCGGGTGGCGGATGCGGCCTACTTCCGCCCCCGCGACTCGGACGGGGCGCTGGCGGTCAACCCGCGCACCGGCCGGCGCTACCGGATGGCGGATGCCAACCGGCGCGCCCGCCGCACCCATCCCGGCACGAAGCCGCAGCCGTATTTCTGGCCCTCGGTCAACGAGGTCATGGCCGAGCGCGGCCTGGCGGCGGATGCCCTGATCAACGAGGCGGCCAACCGCGAGGGCCTGACATGACGCCGGAGCTGACCTTGCGCGACACGGTGCTGGAGCGCCTGCGGGCGACGCCGGCGGTGAGCGCGGTGGTGGGCGGGAAGATCTACGACGACGTGCCGGCGGATGGCGAGCCGGACCTGCCCTGGATCTTCGCCGGGCCGCTCAACGCCACGCGCCTCGAGGTGGGCGGCCTGCCGGCCTGGGACCTGCGGCTGCGGATCTTCATCGAGTCGGCGGCCTTCGACCGCGACCAGGCCTGGAGCCTGGCCCGGGCGGGCATGCGGGCGCTCGAGGGGTTCGAGCCGGCCGAGGGCGGGTTCTGCGACCGGATCAGCGTGCGCCAGGCCGGCGACGTGATCAGCCCGCTCACCGTGAAGGCGGCGTTCTTCGACGTCGCCGCCGTGATGCTGGATGCGTAGCCGCGGCCCTCACGCGACCGGACGGGGGCGGATCACCGGATTTCGGTCCCGTCGGGCGCCCAACGGCCCGGAGTCTCGCGGTCGGGGCTGATCACGGCAACGCCCCGGCCCTTCGTGTCCTTCGCGTTGCAGGTCACGAGAACGAGACCGTGCAGCATCGCGGTGGCGACTTGACCCCGATCCATCCATTGCGGACGATCCGGGCCGGCGAGCCTGCCCCAGGTTTCCGCGACATCGCCATCGACGGACAGGATCCGGCCGGCAAAGCCCTCCTTGAGCGCATCCAGGGCCGCCTGAAGCGTCGCGGCCACGGCCGCATCGCCGGCATCCCGCTTCTTCTGCACGCCCCGGGCAATCTCGAAGATCGTGATGGCGCTGATCGCCAGCGTGTTGTCGTCGATATCCGCGAGCCAGCGGCGGATGGCCTTGCCGTTCGGGCCGCTCCGCTTGCTGAGGACGTCGGTGTCGAGGAGGTAGGTCAGCACCTAATCGTCGAGGTCCAATGCGCTCAGGTCCGCCTGCGCGAGAGCCGCCTTTGCCGTCAGCTTCGGATAAGGGCGCCCCGCCTTGGGATGGGCGGCGGCATAGGCCTCGGCGAAGGCAACCTGGTCCCGGCTCAGGCTGGGATAGTCCCGGAGCACGTCCTCGATCGACATCTCACCGTCCAGGAGCGCGGCGAGACGATGGACCTCGACCTGCGTACCCTTGAGGACGATGTCGCCCTTGGCGTCATGCTCGACGGACGCCTCCAGGTCCCGCAAGGCCTGCAGGCGGTCGTCGACCTGCTGCGCCGCCTCGTCCAGCGAGGCGCGGAAGACGCCGGCCTCGAGGTGGGTGGGCAATTCCTCGTGCTGGCGCAGGGCCGCGTAGAGCTTGCCCCAGAGCGCCGCATTCAGGTCGTCCCGGTGGTCCCGGGCCCAGCTGAGGAAGACCAGCGTCTTGTGATCCAGCGCGCGGACCTTGCGGCCGCCGTAGGAGATCAGCTGGCAATCGACGTGCTTGCGCTCGACGGTCCGACGAACCTCCCGGACGGGCTCGCGCAGAACGAAGGCGGCCTTCGGGAGCGGGTAGATCTCAGGGCTGCTCATGAGACATCCAATACGACCTCTCAGATAGGGTCGCATTAGCACCGACGCAAGCTCCGTCGGCCACCGCCCTGAGGGTCGTTGCCGGCGGAGCCCCTCTTCACCGGAGAGAACCCGATGACCCAGACCGTCCCCTTCGGCGGCAAGGACCTTCGCGTCCTGCTCAAGGACTCTGCCGCCGACACCACCCCCGACTTCGTGGCGATGATCACCACCAAGGAGATCGAGTGGGTCAACGAGTTCGACGACGCCACCGTGCCGGAGGCCGACACGCCCGACCAGGTGCCGAGCCGGCGCTCCTTCCTCAAGGCCCGGGCCTGGAACACCTCGTTCTCCGGCATCGCCGACGCCAAGGGCTTCCGCACCCTCCAGGCCGCCGCGACCGCCGACCTGCCGACCTACGTCCAGGTCCTGGTCGCCAAGGTCGCGGCGGCCGGCGGCGGGCGCTGGGACGGCGCGGTGTGGTTCGAGAACCTGAAGCTCTCCTCGCAGGATAACGGCGTGGCGAAGTTCAGCGGCCAGCTGCGCGGCGAAGGCCCGCTGGCCTGGACGGCGGCGAGCTGATGGGCCCCGACACCTCCCGCACCGCAATCTACGCCGCCTTCGGCGGCAGCCGGCGCAAGCTGCAGCTCACCCTGGGCTGCATCGGCGAGCTGGAGCGGATCTGCACCGCCGGCATCGGCGAGATCCAGCTCAGGCTGGCCGGCCACCGCTTCTACGCCGCCGACCTGCGCGAGACGATCCGCCTCGGGCTGATCGGCGGCGGCGAGGACCTGGCCGGGGCCGAGGCGCTGATGCGCTTCAACTTCGACCAGCAGCCGCTGGCCACCCACCTCCAGCTCGCCGCCGACCTGCTCTCGGCCGCGGTGGCCGGTGTGGAGCCGGAGGGAAACGGGGTGACGGAGAGGAGCGACGCCCCGGCGACCTCTCCGTCTGGTACCGCGCCGGCGGCATGATGGGTCTGACGCCCCGGGAGGTCGATGCGCTCACCCTGCCGGAGATGCTGGCGATGCTGGAGGGCTTCCGCCGCTTCCACGGCGGCGAGGAGGAAACGCCGGCGCCGAGCCTGGACGCGTTCCTGACGGCGCTTGCCGAGCACAGAAACGCCGAACGCGAGAGGGCGCCGGGATGAGCGAGCCGCTGAAGATCCGCTTCGCCACCGACGTCTCCTCCGCCAAGGCCGGCCTGACCGACCTCGCGGCCTCGGTGGTCGCCAATGTCGGGCTGGTCTCGGCAGCGCTCAACAAGGGCGCGCAGGCGCAAGGCGGCTACGGCCAGGCGGTCGCCAAGGTCGCCCGGGCGGTGGGCGACGATTATGCGGCGATGACCGCCGCCGGCCTGAAGGCCGCCAACGACACCGAGGGCAGCGCCGTCGCCATCGCGGGCGCCGTTGCCCGCGCCGCCGGCCAGACCAACGTGGCGAGCGCGGCCATCACCACCTCGCTTGCTGCCGGCACCGCGGCGGCGCAGTTCAAGCTGGCACTCCTGCGCACCACCATGGCGCAGACGATGGCGAGCGTGATGGCGACCCCGGCCGGGGCCGCCGGGGTGAGCGCGCTCGCCGGGGTGGTCGCCCTGGTGACGCTCCTCAAGCTCGCCGACCGCGCCGCCTCGGCGGCCTCGGAGCGGATGGAGGGCCTCCTCGACCTCGCCGCCAAGGCCGGCGCGGCCGGTGTCGGCACCACGATGTTCCAGGCCTGGCTCGGCCAGGCGCGTGAGCTGAGCACCGAGGCCAAGACCCTCGAGGCGATGCTGCTGCGGGCCCGCGAGGCCGCCACGGTGACCCTCGGGCGCGACGTTGCCGCGGCGACGAGCCCGATCCGCAGCGCGCTGGCCGACCACGTCGCGGCCGGCAACCTCGGCGCCGGGGCCCTCACCCGCTACGACGCGGCGGGCGACCAGGAGCAGCGCATCCGCGTGATGCTCGACCTGGTGCAGGAGCTGCTCGCCGCCAACCGCCAGCTCGCCGCCTTCGACCTCGGCAAGACGATGTTCGGGGGCGAGTTCGAGGCGAAGCTGCGCGAAGGCGGCGCCGTGATCGAGGCGATGCGGCGCAGCCTCGACGGGATGCGGGCCGCCGGGGGCGAGCGCATCGTCTCGCCCGAAGAGATCGAGGTCGCCCGGCGGGTGAATGCCGAGCTGGAGAAATCCCGCGCCGTGCTGGCCGAGGCGCTGGCGCCGCTGCAGAAGGACATCGCCGACTACCAGAACCGCCAGCTCCTCGCCTGGTCGGAATGGATCGCCTCGGTCAACCGGGCCTCCGCGGCGGTGCTGAGCCTCTACGGCTACCTCAAGCAGGTGGGCGAGGCGGTCACGGCGCTCGGCAACTGGTCGGGCTGGGACCGGCTGTTCGAGGGCCTGACGGCCATGGGGCTTTCCGGCAACTGGGGCGGCACCGGCACGGGCGTGGTCGACCTGACGGACGAGGACCGGCGCAAGGCGCGGGAGGCGGCCGAGGGCAAGCCGCTCGCAGTCAGCATCGTGCCGCGGGGCGACCGGTCGAACGCGCTCCCGGCCTCTCCCGGGCGCGCGGGCCGCAGCGGGACCACGGAGGCCCAGGACCCGATCGAGACGCTGATCGGGGGGCTGGAGAAATCCACCGCCGCCCTCAAGGCGGAGATGGAGGCCTACCACCTCTCCAACGCCGAGAAGCGCACCGCGATCGAGCTGGCCAAGGCCGAGGAGGTGGCGAAGGCCAAGGGCGTGACGCTGACCGACGCGCAGACCGCGCGCATCCGGGCGGCCGCCACCGCCGCGGCCACCTACAAGGACAAGCTCGCCGACCTCGAGCAGGCCGAGCGCCAGCTCGCCGAGACCGCCCGGCATTTCGGCCAGGCGCTCTCGGACGCCTTCGCGGACGCGATCCTGGAGGGCAAGAGCTTCGGCGAGGTGCTGCGCAGCCTGGAGAAGCAGATCGCCCGGGCGACGCTGCAGGCGGTGTTCACCGGCCAGGGCCCGCTCGCGGGCCTCCTCGGCACGGCGCCCGCGGCGAGTGCCGGCTCCAACGCCGTCGGCGGGATCACCGGCACGGTCTCGAGCCTCATCAAGGACCTGTTCACCCGCAACACCGGCACCGGAGGCGACGTGGTCGATGCCGACGGCGCGCTCTGGCTCGCCGGCGGCGGGCCGGTGCGGGGCCCCGGCTCGGGCACCTCGGACTCGGTGCCGGCCCTGCTCTCCAATGGCGAGTTCGTGGTCAACGCCCGGGCGGCCTCGGCCCATGCCGGCCTCCTGGAGCAGATCAACCGCGGCGGTGTGCGCCGCCTCGCCCAGGGCGGCTGGGCCGGGCGCAGCCTCGCGGCGATCGGCGAGCGGGTACTCCCGGGTGGCGCGACGGGACCGGGGGCGGGCGGCGCGGCCAGGGCCGAGGATGCGGGGAGCGGCTCCGGCCGGAGCCCGCCCGCGCGGCCGGTTCAGGTCACTTTCACGGTGCAGAGCCCGGACGCGCCGAGCTTCCTGCGGGCCGAGGCGCAGCTCACGGCGGCCCTGGCGCGGGCGGTGCAGCGGGGTACGCGTGGTCTTTGACGAGGCAGAAGCGCCTGGCTTGATCGCGTCGTGGTCTGCTTTGGGTGGGGAGCGGACTCTGACTATTCGTTGGGAAGCGGACATTCCGCCTTCAAGCGAACGCAGACCCTGCGAAGGTCTCGAAAACTGGCCATCTGATCGAAATCAGGGTGTCGAAATGCAAAATGATAACGATATGTTGATATCGGCTTGGCTGGAAAACCCATAGTGTAAGCGAGGAGCGTGGCTTTGATGTTGCACTCAGAACAACGTTGGACCTATGCTCTCTTTCTCGCGCTTTGCATTGTGCAGGGCGCGAACGCTGGCGTTCCGGAGAAAGCAGGCCCTTGTACGGTGCCAGTGCGCAATGGTCATCCGACAGAACAAGATCACGGCCAGTCTTTTCGAATGATTTCCGGTTTTGTAATGCTTCCCGGTATTCGCAGACCAGTCATTTATTCGTGGCTCAGAAATGGCGCATGGACCATCGACGATCATGACTCGTTCGTGCCTTTCCCCGGTGAATTTCCGTCGAATTACATTCATGACAGCTTTGAACGCGATCCTAATACCGGACGGATCATCGGCGTTGGCTTAAAAGGTGTGTTCGTTATCGAGCCCGGTGAGGTTGAATTCAAGATACTTATTCGAAAAGGCGACTTTAATCTGAAATCTCCGGGTCCTGCCAATTTCATTCCCAGAATGTCTGGCTTTATGTTATTGGATCCGAGCGGTTTGTATTTGATAGATAACGACCTGAGAGCTTCACAACTTCGCTTGGACAACATGCCTGACTTGATAAATGTCGGCGGTATTGCGGATCTAGCTGAATTGAAAGCTGTTTTAATCGGTAATAATGGACGTATTTACATTCGCACTGACGACGGACACTCTACTCTGTTGGCTACTTTGGAGAAATGGGATTTTCTCACAAACGCTGCCGTAGGACCATCTGGCGACACTGTACTTGTCCAAAGCTACTGGAACGCATTTGAAATCAAAATTTCAAGGGGGTATGATGGGAAGATAATAGAGCCTATCGCTTCCGGGGCTATGAGGACCAGACCGAAAGATAAGCCCTTTGATATTCCACCGTCATCGACACGATTGCAGAAAGAAAAACTAAGAAATTATGTTAGCTCTCCGATACCAGTTCGCGGAGAATCAATCCTGATGGCCTCGGACGGCCTTCACCTTATTAGAAAACCACGCACCCAAGATCAGATGAGTTGCAATTGATATTAGAATGGCGCGTTGCGCGAGCGGCCGCTTTATACTTTCTTAGTTTGAGGGTCTTCGTTCACTAAAAAACTATGAAGCGGCCTCGCCCCAGGTCGGTCTAAGATCGTGAGTGGGCGCAACGGCGGTATCTGCTTCTGCCGACTCCCATTTGAAAGCCAATCATCGCATTCCCGACCAACCCAGCAACGGATCACAGTCCACCAACCTATCGGGAAGCGGACCTTCCGAGGGTCTGCAACGGGTCGAAAGCCGCCCCTCACACCGTCGAGCTAGCAGGGGAGCATCCTTATCATGACGTCCCCCTTCCACGAGGTGCGCTTTCCCCTCGCCCTGTCCTACGGTTCCCGCGGCGGCCCGGAGCGGCGCACCGAGATCGTCACGCTGGGCTCCGGCGACGAGGAGAGAAACAGCCTCTGGCGCCACTCCCGTCGCCGCTACAATGCCGGGCCCGCCCTGCGCTCGGCCGAGGACGTCGCGACGCTCCTCGCCTTCTTCGAGGAGCGTCGCGGGCCGCTCTACGGCTTTCGCTGGCGCGACACCTTCGACCACAGCTCCGCGGCTCCCGGTCAGACCCCCGCGCCCACCGACCAGCGCCTCGGCACCGGCGACGGCACCACCCGGGTGTTCCCGCTCACCAAGACCTACGGCGCCGCCTTCGCGCCTTACGCCCGCCCGATCACCAAGCCGGTCGCCGGGTCGGTCACGATCGCGGTCGGCGGCGTCGCGCTCGCGGGCAGCGCCTTCACCCTCGACGCCGCCACCGGCCGCGTCACCCTGACGGCGGCGCCCGCCGCGGGCGCGGTCGTCACTGCGGGCTTCCTGTTCGACGTGCCGGTGCGCTTCGCCACCGATCGCATCGAGATCGACCATCAGGCCCTGCGCGCCGGCCTCGTCGCCGACATCCCGGTCATCGAGATCCGCCGGTAGCGCCATGAAGATCCTCTCTCCCTCCCTCACTGCTCGCCTCGCGAGCGGGGTCACCACCCTGTGCCAGTGCTGGATCGTCACCCGCTCCGACGGCCTGCGCCTCGGCTTCACCGACCATGACGAGGACCTGACCGTCGACGGCGTGACCTGCTCGGCCGAGAGCGGCGCCACCGGCACCGCCGTCGAGCAGGGCACCGGCCTGTCGGCCGACAGCCTCGAGATCGTCGGCGCCCTCACGAGCGGGCGCTTGGCCGAAAGCGAGCTGGCGCGGGGCCTGTTCGACGGCGCCGCGGTCGCGGTCTGGCGGGTCGATTGGGCGAGCCCGGCCGATCGGGTGCTGATCCTCTCCGGCACGATCGGCGAGGTCTCGCGCGGGCCCACCGCCTTCACGGCGGAGGTGCGCGGCCTCGCCGATCGGCTCAACCAGCCCCGTGGTCGGGTCTACCAACGCTCCTGCGACGCGCTCCTCGGCGATGCCCGCTGCGGGATCGACGCCGGGGCCGCCGCGATCCGCGGCGCCGGCACGGTCGCGACGGTGAGGAGCGCCCGCAGCCTGATCGCCTCCGGCCTTTCCGCCTATGCGAGCCGCTGGTTCGAGGCCGGCCGGCTGGTCTGGACCTCCGGGGCCAACGCGGGCGCCGCGGTCGAGGTGCGGGCGCACGGCCTCGCCGGCGGGCTTGCTAGCCTCGACCTGTGGGAGCCGATGCCGGCGCCGATCGTCGCCGGCGACGCGTTCCAGGTCGTCGCCGGCTGCGACAAGTCCTTGGCGAGCTGCCGGGACAAGTTCGCCAACGTCGTCAACTTCCGCGGCTTCCCGGACTTGCCGGGCAACGACTACGCCGTGGCCTACGCCGTCCAGGGAGCCGATAATGACGGAGGCCGCCTCGGCTGACACCCGCGCGCGCATCGTCGCGCTGGCGAGAACCTGGCTCGGTACGCCCTACCACCACCAGGCGAGCCTGCGCGGTGTGGGCTGCGACTGCCTCGGCCTGCTGCGCGGCGTCTATGCCGAGCTGTACGGCGCCGAGCCGGAGGTGCCGCCGCCCTACACCCCGAGCTGGGCCGAGGACCGGGGTGCCGAGACGTTGCGGGATGCCGCCGCCCGGCACCTGGTGCCGCTCGAACCGGGCGCGGCCGAGTCCGGCGACGTGCTGCTGTTCCGCTGGCGCGACCGTCTCCCGGCCAAGCATTGCGGGATCCTGGTCGCCCCGTCCGTGATGATCCACGCCTATGACGGCCATGCGGTGGTCGAAACCTGGATCCCGCCGGGCTGGACCCGGCGCATCGCCTACGCCTTCCGCTTTCCCGAACCCTTGCCCGAGTCCCTGCCCGAGCCCTTGCCGGAGTCCCCGCGATGAGCACGCTCGTCCTGTCCTATGTCGGCCAGGCGGTCGGCACGGCCCTCGGCGGCCCGATCGGCGGCGCGATCGGCCAGATCGTCGGCGCCGCGAGCGGCAGCGCCCTCGACCGCGCCATGTTCGGGTCCAAGCCGAAGACACAGGTCAATCTCGGCCCGCGCCTGTCGGACCTCCACGTCACCGCCTCGACCGAAGGCGCCACCATCGCGCGCGTCTTCGGCTGCGTCCGCATCGGCGGACAGATCATCTGGGCGACCAAGCTCAAGGAGGTGCAGAAAGTCGAGAAGGTGAAGTCCTCCGGCGGCAAGGGCGGCGGCGGACAAAAGGCCTTCAACGTCACCTATGCCTACAGCGTCAGCGTGGCGATTGCCCTGTGCGAAGGTCCGATCGTCGCCGTGGGGCAGGTCTATGCGGACGGCAAGCCGATCAACCTCGCGGCCTACGGTGCCCGGGTCTATCTCGGCGACGAGGCGCAGGGGCCCGACCCGAAGATTGCCGCGGTCGAGGGCGCCGACAGCGCCCCGGCCTATCGCGGCCTCGCTTACATCGTGTTCGAGGATCTGCCGCTGGCCGGCTTCGGCAACCGGGTCCCGGTCATCACCGCCGAGGTGATCCGGCGCCCGCCCAACGCCTCCGGCCGGCCGCGCCTCGAGGAGCTGGTGACGGCGGTCACGATGATCCCGAGCATGGGCGAGTTCACCTATGCCACGGTGCCGGTCAACGCCTCGACCTTCGGCGGGATCGCCGGGCAGAACACGGTGTCGGGCGGGGTCGATGCGCTGAAAGCCCTGGATCAGCTCGCGGTCGAGGCGCCGTCCTGCCGGCACGTCTCGCTGGTGGTCGCCTGGCACGGCACCGACCTGCGGCTGTCGGCCTGCCGCATCGTCCCGAAGGCCGAGACGGCAGCCAAGACCACCAAGCCGGAATGGCTCGCCGGCGGGGTCGACCGGGCGGCGGCTGCCATCGTCAGCGGCGGCGCCGCCGGGACGCCGCTCCTCGGCGGCGCGCCGTCCGACCTGTCGGTGGTGCAGCTCATCGGGGCGCTGAAGGAGCGGGGCTACAGCGTCACGCTCTACCCGTTCGTGATGATGGACATCCCGGCCGGCAACGGCCTGCCCGATCCCTACGGGGCGGCGGAGCAGGCGGCGTTCCCCTGGCGCGGGCGCATGACCTGCCACCCGGCCCCCGGCCGGCCGGGCAGCCCCGACAAGACCTCGGCCGCGGCGGATCAGGTCGCGGCGTTCTTCGGCACCGTGGCGCCTGCGGACCTGGCGTGGAACGGCAAGACGGTCACCAGCGCCAAGGCGGAATTCTCGTTCCGCCGGTTCATCCTGCATTGCGCGCGGCTCGCGCAAGCCGCGGGCGGGGTCGATACCTTCCTGATCGGCTCCGAGATGATCGGGCTCACCACCGTGCGGTCGGACGCCTCGACCTACCCGGCAGTGGCGCAACTCGTGGCTCTTGCGGCCGACGCGCGCGCGATCCTGGGGAGCGGCACGAAGCTCGGCTACTCAGCCGACTGGACGGAATACGCCAACCATCGTCCGGCCGACGGCTCGAACGACGTGTATTTCCACCTGGATCCGCTGTGGTCGAGCCCGATTATCGACTTCGTCGGGATCGACAATTACATGCCGCTCGCCGATTGGCGCGACGGGTTCGACCATCTCGACGCCAAGGGCAGCACGTTCACCTCCGGCGCGCCCTCGCCCTACGATCCGGGATACCTCGCCGGCAACGTGGCCGCCGGCGAGCTGTTCGACTGGTACTATCCGACGCCTGCCGATCGCGACGCACAGAACCGGGTCCCGATCGCCGATACGGCCTATGGCGAGCACTGGGTGTTCCGCCTCAAGGACCTGCGCGCCTGGTGGTCGAACCCGCATCGCCACCGGCCGGGCGGGGTGCGCCAGGCTTCCGCGACGGGGTGGGTGCCGCAGAGCAAACCGGTCCGCTTCATCGAAATCGGCTGCGCCGCGATCGACAAGGGCATGAACCAACCGAACGTCTTCGTGGACCCGAAGTCCTCGGAAAGCTTCCTGCCCTACTACTCGAACGGACGGCGCGATCCGGCGGCGCAACGGGCCTACCTGGAAGCCACCTTGGCCTACTGGCAGGGGGACACCGGCAACCCGGTCTCGTCGGTCTATGGCGGCCGGATGGTCGATCCGGAGCGGCTGTTCGTCTGGACCTGGGATGCCCGGCCCTATCCGGACTTCCCGCGCCAGGCGGCCGTCTGGAGCGACGGGCCCAACTACCGCCTCGGCCATTGGATCAACGGGCGCCTCGGCCTGGCGCCGATCGCCGACGTGGTGGCCGAGCTATGCGGCGGCCTCGGCGTGCCGATCGATGTCGGCCAACTCCATGGCCTGGTGGAGGGCTACGCCGTCACCGAAGTCCAGACGCCGCGCGCCAGCCTCGAACCGCTGCGCACGTGCTTCTTCTTCGACGCGGCGGAGTCGGCCGGGCGCCTGGTCTTCGCGCCGCTGGCGCGAGCGCCGGCGGCGTCCCTCACCGCCGACTGGGATTGCCCCGTTTCTGTGGACGGCTATGGGGCTTGGCTGAGCAGGGTCTCGGTTGCGGGTTTTGGGCGATGCTCCTGTTCGTAGACGAGGGGTGAGCGGTAACCCAGGGCGGAGTGTCGCCGCACCGGGTTGTAGAAGCCCTCGAGGTCGCTGAAGAGGGCCGTGCGGGCCTCAGGCCGGGACTGGAAGCGCCGGCGGGCGAGGAGTTCGCATTCCAGGGTCGAGAAGAAGCTCTCGGCCATGGCGTTGTCGTAAGCATCCCCGACCGAGCCCATCGAGGGTCGCACACCCGCCTCGCGGCAGCGGCTGCCGAAGGCTAGCGACGTATATTGCGAGCCCTGATCCGAGTGGTGGATCACGTCTCGCGGTTTTCTCTGGCCAACCGCGATCTCGAGCGCGTCCAGTACTAGTTCAGTTCGAAGATGATCGGCCATCGACCAGCCGACGACCCGACGGCTGAACGCGTCGAGCACGATCACCAGGTAGAGGAACCCGGCACGCGTCGGGATGTAAGTGATGTCCGCGACCCACAGCCGGTTGGGCTCATCAGCCGCAAAGCTGCGGTCGACGAGGTCCGGGGCCGGCCGGGCCTCTTGGTTGCGCCGTGTCGTTACGGGCCCACCGCGGCGATGGCACGCCCCGACGAGACCCGCCTGTCGCATCAGCCGGGCAATGCGCTTGCGGCTGTGGGCCTCGCCTTGGTCGCGCAACTCCGCCTGGACCCGCGGCGAGCCGTAGGTCTGGCGCGA